CAAAAATCCGTGTATCATAGTCTAGTTTTTTATCATGCCGGACAACTCGGATAGTGTCCCCGATTTTAACACCCTTCAGATAAACGCTTGACGTTTTCAATGTTAATTGTGGACGGGACGCATTAACTAAGGCTTGGTAAGTCAGTTTTATTAATTCATTAGGGTTTTCTTCCTCATTAAAATCAACAAAACCAATCTTGGCCCTCATGGTTCCATCCGCGTTTTTGATCCCGTAACGTTTAGTCATTTCCGGATCTTCTAGGTATCTTTGGCCCAGCGGTTTATCTAGCGGGTTCCCTTTAGCCTTGGACCATACCACACTTTCAAAGGTAATCTTTCTTCCGTAGCCGTCCGCGGTCTTTTCGCTTTCTTCAGCGCTAGAAACTTGTTCACCTTTTCCACGGCCCACCAAAGCCGTGTAAATGTTGGTCCTTTCAATTTCTTTTAAAATCTCCAGGGCGTTATGGCCGTAAACTACGCGTTTCCCAGTAGCTTCACCGATTCTCTTTTTAAAATCAATATACCGGGCGCCAATTCCGTTCCCGTTCATTTCCACAAAAAACTGCATTTCCAAGCCCCAAACCTTACAGATTTTTTTAAGGGCGTCAAATACAGAAATATAGTAGAAATTAGTGCTACGGTTGATTGTTTCAGCAACAAAACGGGCGCGCCAGTTTGTATTTTTCAAAAGGTCATTAATGACTGCTTCAGCACGCATATTATTAGGGCGCTTGTCAAAGACCGGGGTTTTTCTTAGTTCTTCAATTCCGGACTGTACACCCGTAAAGGTCGTAATATCGCCTACTGTTTTCTTTTGAGCAATATAAAAGTAGTGGTATTGATGGCTATTTTCCATTGATTGGATGGCCATATATTCCACTTGTTCGAAATCATCATCATTTAGCGCCTTTGTCTCAACCGTCAAGCGATCTGAAACATAGTTTTCAGTGGTCAATGAATAAGTCTGAAGGGCTGTTTTAACCGCTTTTCGATTTACGATTTTAACAAGCTTTTCTTTTTCATCAAAAAGATAAATCATGCTCTTTCATCCCTCCAAACTACCTTCTTAACCGTCGCATTAACCGCGGTTATTGTGTCACCGTTCCGGACTGTAAAATTCTCTAGCGGACTGAACCGCTCCAACTCGCTTAGAATATTCCGGCCACCAAACGTAATTTTGATTTCATCCGGATCAAAAGAAATAATAATATCTTTACCGGGTGTGTAGGTCCCGGCAAAAGAAAGCACCTTGGACCCATTCAAAATTTGAAGTTGGTTTGTGGTCTTGGTTGGTGTAACCGTGATAGATTCTGGTAACACTTCCACCGCGTCCACCAAAGAAATAGGCCCCGTTGAATTTTGGGGCCGTTTTTTCTTGTAACCATCCGGAATCAGCAAGTTGAACTTACTAACAATACTTAGGCTTGTTTCTTCAAAACTATCCGCCCCGTTGAAATAACCGTAGTAAATGTATTCCGGTTCATCCTGGAAAGAAATTTCAAGGAATCCGCTAGAGGCGTGTTTCCTTAGAATTTTATTTAGTTTAGCGAACTTGTCCCGCATTTGGGCGCTGGTGTCTGCTTTAAGCTGGTATTTGATTTCTAGGGTTCTTTCTTGATCTGAAAAATCATCAACCCAAACACCGCGCCGGCCAGGGACTTTTGTAGTAGAAACATTCTGTCCCAATAATCCCCGGCCTGTAACTGTTAAATGTCGATAGCCCTCAATTAAATTATTGAGTGGTTGACCATTAATTAGTAGGTTATCACTAGGCTCAAAGGTAGCAACTTCCTGATCTAATTTTCCTAAACTAGTATAGTTATACATACTTCATCACCTTTCTAATAACTTCCTAAAATTAATTCCATTTCTTGTTCGCGTGTAATGTCGTTTGTGAATGCTCGGTAAGTCGTGCTTCCTAGTTTTAAGGTAATATCTGCCGGCTGTTGGTTGACTGTTAAGATTCCACCGTCAAAATTAATGTTAGGGTCATAAGCGGTCAAGCTTCCTAAAGCGCCTTCTACTGTGCTTAGTTCATCTTGGAATACACCAGACAAATCTTTATCAGCAAAAGCATTAATAGCGCCTTGTGCCATGCCACCAACTGACTTAGCTACATTTTCTGCCTTGCTATCTACCCCGTTAATGTAACCTTGGTCGGTATATACCCCAAATTGTTTGAATACACGGGAAGGCGATTTAATACCAAGCAAGTTTTTGGCCCAATCAATAGCCCCGCCAATAGCGTCACCTACTGCATTAATCAAGTTACCCGCAAAGTTCTTAACACCGTCAACAAAACCGTTAATTAAGTCACCACCAGCAGAAATCGCATTACCTACAAAGTCTTTAGCGCCTGAAATAGCATTAGAAAAAGCGTCGGTTACAGCAGAAACAATATTAGAACCGGCTTCTTGAACCGCACTTACTGCTTTATTCCATCCGTCTGAAATACTTGAAAAAATATCATTCATGAAATTTCCGATTGAAGAAGTAATATCGTTCCAAACGTTTGAAATGCTTGAAAAAATATTATTCAATGTGTCGGAAATAAATGAACTAATATTATTCCAAATTTCGGAAAGGGTGCTAAAAATTCCGTTCATGGTATCAGAAATGAAACTACTGATATTAGTCCAGATTTCTTCAGCCGTTCCTTTAACCCCGTTCCAAATATTGTTCCAGGTTTCTGAAATAGTATTTAAAACATTCTGGATAGTTTCCCAAACACTATTGATAAGATTAGAAACAGTTTCATAAATTGCGTTCCAAACCGTGCTTACTACCTCGGAAATTGTATTCCAAATTGTGTTCCAAAGGTCTGAAATGAAAGTAAGGGTATTATTAATAACATCACTTACTAACTGGATGGACGTTTGGACAAGGTTACAAATAAAGTCCCAAATAGGGCCAACAACCGCCATTATCACATTCCAAATAGCTGTCCAAATCTCTTTTAGAAGCTCCAATCCGGTTTGGATGATGGTAATTAAACCTTGGATAGCTATCCCAATAGCGGTTTTAATACCTTCCCAAATCGTATTAACAATTTCTTTGATGGTTTCCCAAGCCCCGGACCAGTCTCCATTGATGATCTGCATGATTAGCTTGATAATGCCTAAAATGACATTCAAACCAGTTTCAATTACATTTTTAACAAGGTCCCAAACAGTTTGAACTATCGGAACTATCGCATTCCAACCCGCTTCGATAATAGGCGCTACTGCATTAACGACGGTTTCCACCACCGTTTTTATAGCGTTCCAAATTGTTTCAGCGGTTTGTAGAATTAAAGCGTGGTTTTCATTCCACCATGAAACCAAAGTCCCGAAAATCTTTTTAACAAAGTTCACCACTTCAGTGATAGCACCGGAAACAGTCTTAGAAACAGTTTGAAAAGCGGAATTAACCTTATCCCTAAATTCTTCACTTGAATTATACAAGCCCACCAAACCGGCCACGAATAACGCGATAAGGCCAATTACTACCCAAACAGGGCCACTAATAGCACCAAGGGCGCTACCAATCGAACCAAACACGCCGGAAACGGCTGTACCGCTAGCGGTTGCACTTTGGAAACCGGTAATTAGGGCGGAAACACCGCTTGAAACCTTGCTTACAATTCCAACAATTCCACCTACTACCTTAGTAATGGTACCTACTACCGTAAGAATTGGACCAGCAGAAACCACAATCGCGCCAATCCACTTCTGCCAAGGTTCAAGTGGTAAGTTGTCCCAGATAGTACCTAAAACGCGTACAATATTATCCTTGAATGTGATTATGGAATCTTTTAGGTTTTCCATCAAGGTTTTTATATCCGCGTTTTTCTGACCAAGCCCCGCTACCAAGTTTTGGGCGGAAGCTTTCATAGATTCAAAGGATCCTGCCACCGTTTCGCTTGCTTCTTTGGCCGTCGTTCCAGTGATTCCCATTCGTTCTTGTGTAACGTGGATGGCTTGTATAAGCTTATCGAACGGAATATCCTTCACGTTTTTGGCCGTAGCCTTGAAACTATCACCCATTACGCCGGATTCATTAACCAGACGGGCCATTTCTTCTTGCGTACCACCGTAACCAAGTTTCAAGTTATCTAGCATGGTATAGTTGTCTTTTGCAAAGCCCTGATAAGCGTTCTGAATGTCCTGGATATTCGTCCCAAACTTGTTTGCATTATCCGCCATATCCACGATAGCCATATCAGCATATTTTGAAGCTTGGACGGTATCACCACCAAGCCCCTGTAACAAACTAGCAGAAAAGGAAGTAACTTGCTCCATGTATTTCACACCTGAAATACCAGCCCGCTTATATGCTGTTTCTGAATTTTTGATAACAGTCCCAGCGGAATCTTTAAAAAGTGTTTCAACCCCGCCCAAGGCTTGTTCTAGCCCTGCGAAAGACTTGATAACACCACCGATAGCACCGGCTACGGGCAAAGTAAAACCGGCTGTCATTCCGGCCCCTACTTTTAACATGGAATCGCCTACACTATTAATTGAACCGCTTAGTTTTTCAAGGCTTGAACCAGTCTGATTTTTTAAACTAGCAAGGGAGGCTTGGGCCTCTTTCAAACCACTTTTAAAATCTGAAACGTTCGCTTTTAGTATAGCCGTTACATCAAAATTTGCTCCCATTAATTACCTCCTTTCTTTCTCATTTGATTGATCATCCTATTTCTTTTGGCCATATCCATTTTTCTAGTTGGTACGGCTGTTTCAATAGGTTTATTTTTTTGAAAAATCCTATCAAATTCTTTTTGATGGTCGTAAAATTCATTGAAATTCTTAAACGCTGGACGGGTTGACTTACCGCGTCCCTTTTGCGCCTTAACTGACTGATTAAACCAAGCCTGGATAGCAGAATTTAAACGCTTGTCCTCTTGTTGGATAGCGTAAGCAATGTTATATATTTCAAATTCTTCTAGCGTTGTCCGCATTGCCTCTTTAAAGGTCATATTATGCCGGGCAATAAGTAACGCTAGCGCTTCATCATAACCGATATTAGAACTTGACCCTTGCTGTTGCCCTACTCCGCTAGGTTCATTGCCTTTTTGAGTAGGGGTGACGCTTTTAACTCGTTCATGATTTCCTCAATGGTCTGATCATACTTTTCTTCAATGATTAGATCTTCAAGGAATTTTTCAATAGCGTCATTTGATGGTTTTTGGGCTTCCGTAACAGTCGCGGACTTAATCAAGTCAATCAATGCCAAAGGGTCATTCATTGCGCGTCCGGCGTTGAACATAGCCATAGCGCCATAACCTGTTTTCATCCCCTCCATCTCAACCGAATGAAGCTTATTCATCTCACGCAAGAAACCAATCCCAAAGCGTAAAGTATAGTCTTTTCCACCAATATTTAAAATCATGTTTGTTTTTCTCCTTCAAAAAAAATTAAAAAAATAAGGGGCTTTAATAAGCCCCTGAAAAATTAAGCTGGTAACCCTGTACCTTCGCCCTCTTTAGCCAAAGTATGGTATTCATACTGTGCCTTATTAATAGCGGATTTTTGGCTTTCTGTGAGTGTATCTGTACTGATTACACCATTACCATCAATCGCCATCTCATAGGTCAATTCAACCTTATCATCTGCCGGCGCAGAAATTTCAAAGTTTTTGAAGAATCCTTGGTAATATTCCACGTCATATTTTTCCTTACCTTGATCTTCGCGCTTGCTTGCTAGGTCCACGATCCAAACTTCAATCTTATCAGTATTGCGGAACCATTGGCGCATTTCCTTCCACATATTAACCGTGTCTTTATCTTCACGGTAAGCAAGTGAAGTAAATTCGCCTGAAGTTTCACCATCTGAAACAGAGTTCACAACTCCATCCTTGGTTTTTGTGGTTTCTACTTCTTTTT